TCCTGGTAAAGGTAACTATCCAATGATAGATTATATCTTAACAATACCAAATGGAAAAGTAAGAGTAAGTGCTAAAACATCTAAAGGTGTAGGCAATACAGTTAAACTAGCAGACTTAGCAATATCTGTAACTAATCAAGGTGGTGAATTAGATGTTGATAGACAAAAAATAGTTGATATTATTAATAGTAATTCTGTATTAAATGGAGCTATTGAATTAGTAAAAGAATTTGGAAGCGATGCTATTAAAAAACAAACTGAAGAATTTTTAGCCGCACACCCAGACTTCCCAAAACTAGATAGAGAAGGTCATCAAGCTAGAATTGAAATAGAAAAAAATATTATCAAAGAATTAAATAGCAAATTTAACTTTACTGATCTATTCAATCAGTATGTAGATGTTAAATACGTTAAATACTACCTAATAATACCATCTTTAGAACAAGATGTTAAACTAATTGAAGGTGGTAATTTTAGAGTACGATTAAAATCAAAAAATAGCCCAGGTCACGATAGTGATAAAATAGGATTAGAAGTATATTAATATTTATTATTATGGAACAATTTAACCCATCAGACAAAATAACATTAGACGTACCATTATTTATCCGTTTATTAGAATACGCTCGCGAAGACGCTAAAACCGATATGGATTTACACAACGTAGCTGAAAAAGCAATCGTTGCAAGCGAAACTGGAAAGACATTAACTATGGCTGACTACAATGGTTTAGTAGCAGGTAATAGTGAAGATCAAGAAATGAACGAAATAAAAAGAATGATTGAGTTAGCTAACATTAAAACGTTTTTTCAATAATATGAAAACACAACTTAACGAAATTAAAAGAATGCAGCAATTAGCTGGAATTTTAACTGAATCAATAGAAATACCTAATGAGTGGAGTAAATTAGAAATAGACTCTGATCCGGAATGGAATGACCCTGAATATGATCATGATGTAGAATTATACAGTGCTCCAATGGGGGGATGGGATGATGAGCACCAAGATCAGGTATATATAATGTCAACACCATCTATAGATGAAAAAACAAAACAACCATTACCATCAGATCAAATTAAATATTTTATAAGTGTTAATTATGCTTTTGGTGGTAGGGAAGATGAAGATAAAGAATATGACACTATAGATGATGCTCGAAGACGTGCTGTTGAAGTAATGAACGATATAACCAACAACTGGGGAAAAGACTAATTAAAAACAACATATAGACAGATTCATAGCCTGTCGCATCGAAAAATATTAATGCAGCTGTGGCGCACCCAAAAGGTGTGCCATCTTCTATTTTGAAAAGGCAAAATTTTTTATTATATTTACATGTTTAATTTAATTTATGAATAAGAAAATAGTAATCATTGGAGCAGGAGTAGCAGGTATTAATGCTGCTACTAAATTAGTAGATAACGGATATCCTGGTGAGTTAATCACCATCCTAGACAAAGGAAACGATCCAATCAACCGCTTACCTGAAGAGGTAATGACTGGTATGCTTGGTGCTGGTGGATGGAGTGATGGTAAATTAACATACCACACATCAATTGGTGGCCAGTTAGCTAAGTATTGCGGTGAAGAAAAAGCAATGGAATTAATGAAACAAGTAGTAGATAACTTTACTCGTTTCCACCCTAAACCAGAAGAAATATTCATGTCTGATCCACAGGAAGAACCTGAATTTATTAAACCATACTTTGGTTTGAGAATGTTTCCTGTATGGCACATTGGATCTAATTTCTTACATGAGATTGCTAAAACATGGTATCAGTATTTGTTAGATAGAGGAGTTAATTTTTGGTGGAATACAGTAGTATCTAATATTGATTTTAATAACAATAATATATTATTTAACCCACTAGGTATAGCAGGCCCTACAGACACTCACTCAGTAAAATATGATGAATTGATATTTGCAGTAGGCAAATCCGGTATTGATTTCGCTCAAAAATTAGCTGATGATTATCAACTACCTAACGAACCTAAATCAGTACAAATTGGTGTTCGATTTGAAGCACCACAAAAATATTTCCAAAAACTAATAGATGTATCGTACGACTTTAAATTATACCAGAAATTTGATAACGTATCTCTACGTTCGTTCTGTACTAACAATAATGCAGCTTATGTTGCTGTGGAAGAAACATATGGTGATGTAAGTTACAATGGCCACGCTAAGAAAGGTGAGGAATTTAGAAATGATATGACTAACTTTGGTATCTTAATGGAAATTAAAGGTATTGAAGATCCATTTGCTTGGAGTAGAGATGTAGTACAAAAGTTACAAATAGATGGAAAGGGATTATACTATAGTCCTTCTAGAACTGTAAGTAAAACATCTGAGGGTACAGATGTAACAGCACATCAAATTAAATTTTTAGATGGATTTAAAGGAGCAATGGGTGAATATGCTGATTACGTTTTAAACTTCATTGATAATATGAATAGTGTATTTGAATTTGGTGATGATTGGGGAATGTATATTCCTGAAGTAAAATATCTATCACCTGAACCACTAGTAAACTATGATAATCTATCATTAACAGAATACCCAAATGTACACTTTGCTGGTGATGCTCTATCAGCTAGAGGTATTACAGTATCAGGAGCACACGGAATTTATATTGCAGAAAATTTAATAAAATAAAATATGTCAGAAACAAAAAAGTTAAAAACACAAGACGGGTCAATAGTATATTATTGGGAAGGTAAAATGCATAACTGGGACGGACCAGCTTATATCCCACAAGGTAATAAACGTGCAGCTGAATATTGGTTATTCGGAATGAAATATTCTAAAGATCAATGGGAAGATAGAAAGAAAGATGTTAACGGACAGCCATTCTACAAAACAGCAGCTGGTAAAGCAGCAGGTGCTAGAGTTTAAGCAAAATAAAAATTATACATTTAGTGTATGAGTAGAGGAAGACCAGCAGTAATAGAAACAGTAGAGCCACCACGCAAATATACTCGTGTATTTGAAGATGAACTTATTATTGAAACATGGACATACGATTTAAATAAATTTCATGGTCCTATTAATGTTGATATTAAGTATAAGGCGGGTGCTGAAAAAGCTATTAAGCAACAAATAAAGCAAGCTAAGCAGGAAAAGAAGACAGCACGTCAAATGAAAAAAATAAACGAAAGAAACAAATGAGAATAGGATTAGTAGGTACAATGAGTGTAGGTAAAACTACATTAGCAAAAGCATTAGGTGAAATTGATCAATTTAAAGATCATAGTGTATACACTGAACGTAGCAAATACTTACGCGATTTAGGTATTCCACTGAATACTGACTCTACATTACCAGGTCAGTTTGTATTTTTAGCTGAACGTGCTAGCGAATTATTACAACCAAATATTATTACAGATAGAACAATATGGGATGTATGTGCATTTACATTAGGTTCTAAATCAATAGAAGAATTTGCAAAGCGCGCATTTGTTGATGCTGCTATGTTTTTACGCAACAATTATGATTTAGTTGTTTATGTATCACCACGTGGCGTTAATATGGAAGATAATGGTGTGCGTGAAACTGATTTACATTATAGACGTAAAATTGATGAAGTTATTAAATTATCGTTAGCTGAATACAGACCAAATAAACTAATTGAGGTAGAAGGTACAACTGAGGAACGTATCGCTACAATTTTACAAAATCTATAATATTTATATGCACAACAATAACAAAATGAAAGTAACAGAACTACAAGAAATTATTCGTAACGTTATTAAAGAGGCGTTAAATGAAGATCAAGCTGCTGATAAGGCTGCACAAGACGCTGAGAAAGCATCTGTACAAAAACAAATAGCAGCTCTTAATAAAAAGAAATCAGAACTGAATACAAATAAACCATCTACAGAAGACAAACCAGCACACGATGCTGAAAAACTTGCTGTAGATAAGAAGATTGCATCTTTAAATAAAAAAACACAAAAATTAAATAAACCAGGTATTTCATCACTTGAATTAGATGAAATGGCAAACGTATCAGTACGTTACCAATTAGCTGGTGATGTTAATGCTGATGATTTTAAGGGTAAGAAAAATAGAATTATCACTGCTATGAAAGCTACAGGTGAACCTATGGCAAAAATCGACGTAGCTGGTGAATTAGGATATGACAAACAAAACCCAATTAACTCTGATTTTATGGAACTTGTAGCTTCAGGTGTTATTGAACCAGCAGGTGAACAAAAAGCTCCACGTCTAACTCGTCCTGCATCTGATAAGCCAAAAGGTGGTGAAGGTGAAGATGATTTTGTTACTGGTGATTTGAGTGATGAAGAAGTAGACGCTATGTTTGCTAAAGCAAAAGCATCAGGTGATGAAGAACCAGAAATTGGTGATATTGAAAAATCAGATGTATCTGCTGCTAAAATGTCAGATGAAGATTATGAAGCGTTTATGAAAGTTTCTGATTTAGAAAATCGTTTAGCTTCTACAAAATCTAATATTTTAAAATTAAAGAAAAGTAAAGGTGCTGCTGGTGATATTAGTGATAAACCATCTGATGAATTACAACGTTTACGTGATTTAAAAGCATCATTAGAAAAACGTATTAATGATACAGTTGCTTCTTCTAAATATTTACAACAACGTCAAGAAAAGGCTACAGGTAAAAAATATGAGCCTATTGATATTGAAGATGTAGAAACAGAACCCCTAGATGAATGGACTGTAAACAGAATGCAATATTACGCAGGAATTAAAAAATAAAAATATGAAAAAAGTTTTACCAATTGTTTTATTTGCTGTAATAGCAATATTAATCGGTAGTGTATTATTTGAAAAGTGTAATAACAATGTTGAGCATAAAGCATTTTTATCTCAAATGGATAGCTTACATAAAGTAAATGATTCATTATTTGCTGAAATTGCTAAAGACGATGCTGAAATTGATTCTTTAGATTTAGTAGCTGTTGAATTACAATACAAAGTAGATCATCAAAAAGCTAAAGTTAAAACTATTGTTGAATACATCGAAATAGAAAAAAATAGTATTGATGCTTATTCTGACCCAGAATTAGTAACCTCATTTAACAACCGTTACCCAGCAGATACAATTACTAACCCATTATTAGTAGCTCAACCAGTATTAGTTAGTGCTGCTAAGGATTTAGTAGAATTAGATGGTGCTAAACAAATTATTGTATTAAAAGATAGTTCTATCACTACATTAGAAAGTAAAGTAACTGTTAAAGATAGTATTATTGGAAAATATGCTAATAAAGAACTTAACTACAAAAACATCATCCTGAATAAAGATAAAGAAATTACAGGATGGGAAGGACAATATCAAAAATTAGAATTACAATACAATAAACTAAAAGTAAAATCTAAATTCCAACGCATAGGAAGCTATGTAGTGATTGGTGGATTAGCTTACTTGATGTTAGCAAAATAAAAAATCAAATAAAATGGACGAAATTAAAAGAATGCAAGAATTAGCTAATGTTGTTGATAATAAAGCTGATACTAAAATTAAAAAATTTTTAAAAGCCAACAGTCACGAGTCTCTTTACAATAGTATAATTAATATACCTGCTAGTGACGCAAATAAAGTGGCTTTAGGAATGGAATTAATTTTTAATAATTTTGATTGTGCTCCTAATGGCGGTGTAATTGATGATGTGATAGAATATTTAAGACAAAAATCAAAATAATACCTCACGCCCCCACATAACTAGGTCTGTCCGCAAGGACGGACCTTTTTTATATATTTATATACATGAGTCAAGCGAACATTAAGGAAATAATTAAGCAGGAATACATTAAATGTGCTACTGATCCTGTTCATTTCTTTAGAAAATATTGTTACATTACACACCCAATCAAAGGTAGAGTTTTGTTTCATCTATATCCATTCCAAGAGGATGTATTGAATGATTTTAGAAGTAACAGGTTTTGTATTATTAATAAATCAAGACAGTTAGGTATCTCAACATTATCAGCTGGTTTTGCTTTATGGACAATGATATTTAATAAAGATAAAACTATATTGTGTATTGCGACGAAGCAAGAAACAGCTAAAGGAATGGTGGATAAGGTACAATTTATGTACAATAACTTACCTTCTTGGTTAAGAGGAAATCAAAAACCACTATCCGATAATAAATTATCATTAAAATTAGCCAATAACTCTCAGATTGTTGCCACATCAGCCGCATCAGATGCAGGTAGATCTTACGCAGTTTCGTTACTACTTATAGATGAGGCCGCGTTTATTGAAGGAATTGATAAAATCTATACGAGTATCAAACCTACTATTGCAACGGGTGGAGGAATTATTGCATTATCATCTCCTAATGGTGTAGGTAACTGGTTTCACAAAATGTATACTGAAGCCGAGATTGGAAGAAATGATTTTAAAGCAATTAAATTAAAATGGGATTTACACCCTGATAGAACTGGTGATTGGGAAGCAACAGAACGAACAAATATGTCTCCAAGAGAATTTGCTCAAGAATATGATTGTGACTTCCTAGGATCTGGTAATTCAGTAATTGAACCCGATTTATTATCTTTTTATGAAGAAACTTTTATTACAGAACCTGTTGAACGTCGTTTTATGGGTGGTGATTTTTGGATCTGGGCTTACCCTGATTATTCTAAGCAGTATTTGGTATGTGCCGACGTTGCTCGGGGAGACGGTTCGGATTATTCGGCGTTCCATGTCATCGATGCGACAACGTGTGAGCAAGTGGCTGAATACAAATCACAAGTTGATACTCGTACTTTTGGTAATATGCTTGTGTCTGTTGCTACTGAGTATAATAATGCTTTACTTGTGGTTGAGAATGCTAATATTGGCTGGGATGTCGTTAATACGATAATTGAAAAAGGATACCCTAAATTATATTATTCACCTCGTGCTTATGGTGAAATGCATATGGATAAATGGCTAGATAAAATGGATAAGGAACAAACTGTTCCTGGATTTACTACATCAGCTAAAACAAGACCACTTGTTATCTCAAAAATGGAGTCGTATATTCGGGAGAAAGTATTCACCTTTCACTCAAAACGTCTATTAGAAGAATTGCGTGTGTTTATTTGGCAACACGGAAAAGCACAAGCACAAAACGGATACAATGATGACTTGGTAATGGCGTTAGGAATGGGATTGTTTACTCGTGATACTGCAATGAAATTCTACGAACAAGGAGTGGATTTGAATAGAGCAATGGTTTCAAACATTACCAGAACAACATATGGTTATACAGGACCTTCACTACCAGGGGGTACTCAAAACCCATATATGGTTGATAATGGTCATGGACAGTTCGAAGATATAACATGGGTGTTAGGTTAATAAATATTTATTGATACAATAAAACAAAATAATGGCAGAACAACAACCAGGTTTGTTTGGTAGGCTTACACGTTTATTTAGTACAGATGTTATCATCAGAAATGTTGGTGGTAATCAATTAAAAACTATAGACGTTGATAGAATCCAAGCCTACGGTAACGTAAAGACAAACGCATTAATAGATAGATTTACCAAGTTGCACAGATACGGAGCTAATATGCCGTACAACCCAACAATGAACTATCAAACATTGCGTATTCAGTTATATACTGACTACGAAGCAATGGATACAGAATCAATTATCGCTTCAGCATTAGATATCATTGCTGATGAATCTACTCTAAAAAATGAGGCTGGAGAAGTAATACAAATCAGAAGCGCTGACGAAAACGTTCAACGTATTCTTTATAATTTATTCTATGACGTATTAAACATTGAGTTTAATTTATGGTTGTGGGTTAGAAATATGTGTAAATATGGTGATTTTTATTTACATATGGAAGTAGCTGAAAAATTTGGTATTTACAATGTAACACCACTTTCAGTTTACGATATGGTTCGTGAAGAAGGACAAGATCCCGAAAACCCATCTTACGTATGCTTCAGGATTGATCCAATGGTAATAGCTGCTGGTGGTATGAGTAGCCGTGTTAAAGACAGAGATGGTAAGATCAAATTTGAAAACTATGAAATAGCGCATTTTAGGCTATTAACTGACGCTAACTACTTACCTTATGGACGCTCGTTTATTGAACCTGCTCGTAAAACTTACAAACAGTATGTGCTGATGAAGGATGCAATGTTATTGCACCGCATCACACGCGCTCCGGAAAAACGCGTATTCACTGTAAACGTTGGTAACATACCTCCTGCTGAAGTAGATAACTACATGCAGAAGATTATGCAGAAGATGAAGAAAACACCTATGTTTGATCATCAAACTGGCGATTACAATTTAAGATATAATTTACAAAACATGATGGAAGATTTCTATCTTCCAACTCGTGGTAATGATACCGCAACTAAGATTGACACAATCAAAGGTTTAGAATACAACGCAATTGATGACGTGAATTTCTTAAGAGATGAAATGTTAGCTGCCCTTAAGGTACCTAAAGCATTCTTCGGATTTGAAAAAGATCTAACAGGTAAAGCTACATTAGCTGCTGAAGATATTCGTTTTGCTCGTACAGTTGAACGTATTCAACGTATTATATTATCTGAATTGTATAAAATGGCATTAGTGCATTTATACGTTCAAGGATATGATGGTGAAACATTATCAAACTTTGAATTATCATTAACCACCCCATCAGTAATCTACGAACAAGAAAAAGTAGCATTGTGGAAGGAAAAAGTTGAATTAGCTAAATCAATCCAAGACACAAACCTACTACCTTCAGATTGGATTTATGATTACATATTCCAATTCAGCGAAGATCAATATGATGAATATCGCGATTTAGTACTTGAAGATAAAAAACGTGCCTTCAGATTAGCTCAAGTAGAGAACGAAGGTAACGACCCAGCTAAAACTGGTAAGTCATTCGGTACACCACACGATTTAGCATCAATGTATGGTAAAGGCAGATCAGGAATGAATGTAGATGGAGCAATCCCTCCAGGCTATGATGAAAAACGTCCAGTTGGTCGTCCTAAAGAAAAGGCATCTATGATCAATACACAAAACGATCCATTAGGAAAAGATAGATTAGGTAGTATTGAAAATGGTACATTATATACTGCGAATATACCTGATGAAGGAAGCGGTACTCCAAAAGCAATGTTTGAACTTAAAAAATACAAAGGACTATTTGAGGGACTAAACATAGCTCGCAAGGAACTTGCAATGGGACCTGATCAGGAACCATCGTTACTAGACGAGAAAAATATCAAGGACATACAATAATCACATATTTATAGGTAGTGCACACTATTCATTATGAAAATAAAACACAGCAAATTTAAGAATACAGGAATATTATTCGAGCTATTGGTACGCCAAATTGCATCGGATACTGTATCTAATAAAGATTCAGCTGCTATAGGATTAGTTAGAAAATATTTTAGCAAATCAGAATTAGCTAAGGAATATAAATTGTATCAAGCGTTAATTACACCGAAAAATTTAAGTGAAGCTAAAGCCGAGACGTTTATCAACGCGACGCTTGAGGCTTCTTCTCGTTTAAATAAAACGGCTTTACGTAAAGAAAAATACAACATCATTAAAGAAATTCGTGAATCTTATGATTTAGAAGAATTCTTTAAAGCTAAGATTAGCCACTATAAGCAATATGCAGCTGCATTCAATTTAATTGAAGCCCATAACTCATCAGAATTTACTGCTCCACAGCAAATTATTGATAATAAAATTACATTACTTGAACATATCACTCGTAAAGAGATTGATAAAGAAAGTGTTAAAGATCGTGTAATGGAAGAATATGGTAGTATGGATAAAGGTACTCGTATCTTAGCTTATCGCATGTTATTAGAGAAATTCAACAGCAAATATTCTACTTTATCTGACACTCAGAAAAATGTATTAAAAGAATTTATTAACAACATCACTAACACAACTAAATTGCGTGATTTTGTTAATAAGAACTTTACAACTATTGCTAAAGAACTTAATCAAATTATCCCTACTGTAACAGATAAAACAACACAAATTAAATTATCTGAAGTAGTTACATT